AGAAACGATTATTCTTCATGGGTCGTTTCCTCCTTTTCATTTTTCTTTGCAAATGCACCTGCATCAGCAAGTTTGGTGAAGCTGCCATTTACGAGGTACAGATTGCCGCCCAGTTCTTCCGGCACCAGATTCATATCCTCCAGTTCCCGAATGTCATTGGTGGACATCCAGCCGTTCTGTCTGGCGGTAGCATAGCCCTGCATTCTGGAAGCGTAGTCACCACGCAAAAGCCCCTCTACATTGAATTTGATGAAGTATTTGCCTTTCTCTGAATCGGAAAGCAGATCTTTCATCATACCTTGCTCCCACCGAACGATCCATGGGTCAAGACTGTACTTCACGAAATCCAAAGAGAGATGTTC